TTATAATATATTAAACTTTATTGAAACATTACATCGAATCCCTCTCTCTCCGCTATATATATTGTTTTTCAATAGATTGCTGATTAATGGTACTGAAATAGGTACTTCTTTTTATCTGTTGAATAGTTTCATGGCGTTCTTTTTTGCCGAATCTGAAATTTCGATATAGGGCTTCATCGCCTTGTAGTCGCTATGTCCAGTCCACTTCATAACAATTTGGGGAGGTATACCAAGCATAAGAGCATTACAAATGAATGTTCTCCTACCGCAATGTGTAGTCAACAGTTCATATTTAGGTTTCACTTCATCATACCTCCTATTCCCTATATAGTACGTGAGGCCTATTGGGGTATCTAACCCGCAAAGTTCCCCTATCTGTTTAATGTCTTTATTGGTTATCTGATTGCTGTTAGTAGGAATTGCATATACCCCCTGTGAATTCTTGTACTTGTCAAGTATCGAGCGGGAATATTTATTAAGCTCTATCTTCACAGTATCTGAGGTCTTTATTGTTGTGACAGATATATAATTATCGTAAACGTCTGACTTTTTCAAGTTCTTTGCGTCGCTAAATCGCAACGAAGTGAAGCAGCATAAACACAAAACATCTCTCGAAACTTCAAGTCGTTTCATGCTCTCAGGGAACTCGAAAGAAAACAACTTCATCAATTCGTCCCATTCAAGGTATATTACTTTCTTTTGTGTATCTCTTAACTTGACGGAGTGTGTTAAAGAGGCTTCTCCGATATTATATCCGTTGGCCTTAGCCCATCTTAGGAAACTTTTTACAAATCCGTTCTGACGTTTTACTGTCGTGTTCCTCATTCCATTGGATAGCAAGAATTGTAGATAATCTGAAATCCCATTTTCTGACAGGTCTGAAAATTGTATATCAGATTTGAAATCGAGCAAATGCTTCAATAAAGCCTTTCGTTTATCCGAAGTGGACAACGCCCAATTATTTCTGTTATCAGAAAGATATTTGTTAAACGCCTGCACAAAAATTATATGAGGATTGTCTTTCTCCTCATGCTTATATTCTCCTCTAATTTCTCGGATCAATGCGTCCCGGAAATCTTTCTCACTTGGTAATACTCCTTCCATTTCGTACCTTGCGAATAACTTATCGGTTGCCATCTCGTAGCGTGATATTTCCCTATTTATGTTTGAGGCAGGTACTTTCTTTTTCCCATGAGTAGTGCCGTTCTTAACTCGTTGTGTATCGGAGTTCCATTTAGCTCGTTCTACTCTGTAACCAAGATTCAGTACCACAGTATTCCCTTTCCACTGAACTCTCATACGCAGATAAGATTCGTTGGTACTAATGTGGTTTAGCAGGAAAATTCGGTTAAATCTCATATCGATAGCAAATTTTACAAGGTGTATATCCGTTATTTTTAGCTTTGTCTAAGGATATAGCGACTATTTCTGCACTACACTTGTTTAACCCTCGGCAGTTTCCGTGGTCATGGAATCTTTTAGATTTTTGGACCGGTGCAGATATATCTATTTCTTTTTGTTTATCTTTTTCACTTCTGATTTAAGCCTGCGTTCCACCTTTTTTACATCTTCACTGGCGGGCAATCTTTCAGGGACAATGCCCCGGCTCAACAACATCTGTCGCACGGCAAGGTTGTTGTCTATATGTTCTTGCTCAATAGCCTGCTGCCCGTAAAGGTCTTTTTGCTGCACATTTACAGAGGTCATTTCTGCGGCAAAGTCTTTTGCCTTAATACCAATAGTAGGCAGGAAGTCTGCCAAAGGGCGGCTGCTCGGAACGCCCAGTTTGCGTTTCAGCAAAGCGGTGTCAAGACGGAATAATGCCTTATCGCCCTTTGACCGAATGACGGCAAACCCTTTGTTGTCCACACCACGTTCATACAGTACACCCGAAAGGACTTTCTCGGTTTCGGCAAGTTTTATTCTTGCCTGTACACGTTCGTAATCGAGGATGCGCTTTTGCACTAGCTCCGCACGTCTGGTCTGTACGGCAAAGTAATTCTGCGCAAAGGATATTTCTGGCTTTCTAGGATCTCCGTTCTGAGCTATCAAGTAACAGGCGTAGCGTGTCAGCATATAGTCATCAACCTCACGTTGCGCATTTGAACCAAGCGTAACCATTTTCCCCACGTGGAGAAAATGGTCTTCGGAGTTTTCACCCGCATTCAGACAGGCATCCTTTGCCTTGTTTATTACATTGCTAAATTTATCCCATTTTGCATATCCTAATAAGGTTGAAAGTTCCCTTGCGCTCCAACATTCCACACCCTCGTATTCGTTAGCTATGGACTCGAAGCTGCAGAACAGCTCTTGTATTTCCTCTACTTTCATATTCAATTGTCATTAAGCTCAAAGGCATTGGTTACTAATTTACCGTTTCTTGTTTTTTCTTTTTGTCAGTTGGCTCGCCGGAAGTTATAGCAGGGCAACACAATGCAAATAACAAAATTAGTGATGTCAGACTTGTTTTCATATCAATGATTGTTATCGTATGTTGAGTGTGTTTTTCCTGTAAGTTTATCATATACTGTAAAAACAACATATTTGTAATTTTCGACTACAAACCTATTGTTTTGAATATAAAGCCCTATTGCAACGCTAAGAAATAAAGAAATAGCAAATACAATGTTTGCTATTTTTTTATCCATGTATTTTTTTACTAATAAGAAAGTAATACAGGATATTATTATTAATATGAGGACGGGGAATGCCCAAGATAAAATAAATGCCTCCATAATATATTTATTTGATTGAAAAATAATATAAAGTAATAAGTATAATAATAAGTAACAGTATAAGTGTAAAATCTTTATGTTTCACTATCAAACCAAGAGCATTATTGAAACTAATAGCTTCTTTGTCAAACCTTTCATCGTCTGTCTTTTTCTCGTTATCCAATTCTCCAACCTCTTTATTGTAGGAGTAAGAATTTTCATTAACTATGTTCTCTTTCGATTTTCCTTCCGACATAAATGTATCGTCCTCTTCGAAATCCTCATTCTCGTCTTTCAAAGAAACTGGCATCTCCTTTATTCCCAAAGAGACAAAGCCATTGATACCGTTCTTTTTCAAAAGCATTAACAACGACATTCCTATCATGTACAATATACCCAATAATGTACATTTAACCGTGTCTCCACCAATAATGGCAACTAATATCATATACACTATATTGGTCGCTATAAAAGTATAATAGCCCCATTTATTTAACCGTAGGATCAATATGAAACATAGGACAAAAACAACAGCTACTCCAATGTCGCATACAAGTAGTCCAGTATAATTTTCAGGCAAATTATATAAAGTTTTATCAATTTGATATTTCATAGCTGCCGTTATTATTCCCATCACATTTCTTACTATGGCGCATATCAAAATAATCACGGTCGCTAAATTCAATCTTCCCATGTCATCTCTTTATTTTGCATTCAACCCAAATCCATAAAAAATAGATTTTATATCACTCTCGTCCAAGTAATAATATGCTTCTTCCATTATTTGAGCAACTACCCCAAACAATATTTCTCCCTTTAAAAAATTATAGCTTATTTCATAATAAGATTCGTTATGAATATCATCAGATAATAAGCATTTGATAACAATTTTTATTGCGTCTCTTCCTGAAAAGTTGCTACATACAATATATTTAATTTCCGATTTCGACCCCAAAAAAGCGTCTCTCTTTCTTAACATCGTTCCATACTCTTGTTTGAGCTCTTCTATAAAGTCACACGCATCATGTTCTCCACTATCTACACCCAAATTTCTTGTAGATACAAAGACTGTTATCCCCACATCCGATGTCGCTTTGAAAACCGTATTTTCATTATTAGTCGGGATTTTAATCCAATCAACCCCTCTTATCAAATTCCAATGAAACCCCACATTGTGATTCACATAGGTAGAGGTCTCTTTGTCCCAAATCTCTTGTCCCAATATCATATTGAATGAGGAACAGAGTAAAATACTTAGTAGAATTATGTTTTTCATAATTTATGTTGTGTTATAATTGAAATCGATTCATGAAGAAACTCATATCAAGACTTTTATTTTCATGATATAATACAGGCTTATGCGTATCCACATCAAACCTTATTTTAATATAGATGTAATCGTCAGACGTGTTTACGCATTTGTGAAATTTGAATTGTTCAATGTCACTATTAGAGAAAGTAAAGAATATATTTTTGTAAGCATTATTCTCCTTACATCGCACTACTATAATGTATCTTATTTGGGCATTTATAAAAGCGTCAAATCTATTTACTTTTATTTGGGTGTGAGCTGTATAATTCCCTTTTAATTCTGCGGTTTTTACTTGAACAAAGAAAAATACATTGTCTTTACTTGCAACAATATCCACGCCTTCATCAACACTCATGTTGTTTGCATTATATCCTCTGAATAGTAGTTCTGACATAACTGCATATTCTCCTGCTTTTCCCATGTAGTTTGTCGTTATTCTTTGGGCTTGTGGAGATGCTATCTCTTTTGTCTCCTCATTTTGCGAATCTTCTATAATAGGAATGGGGAGAGGTTCTTTCTTTTTTATCCTCAACTTATATACACCAGCTCTAAATTTACCGGTCTTTGGATTTTTTACTCTTGCAAAATCTTTATCAGCAGCGTTTTTCTTTTTAACTTCTCTATTTAATATTTGAGTAACTTTCCTTAGAACTTCGTCAATTGACATATCACCGGAAGCTCCACTCATTAATATTCTTTCTGCGATCATTCTCACATGAAGACCTTCTTTTGCATCTTTCTCACTAAGTATTTTCTTAATTAATTCTTTCATGACTTTACTATTATATTAGTTTTTCTTATATTAAGAAATTATTTAGTATATTGCGATTGTTAACCATCTAATCTTGTTTATCTAATGAGCTCCTCAAAATACATATTAAATCATCTTTGGATTTTATTGTTGTTTCAAGAGACTTTATTGTAGCCTCATGTCCACTAACGATTCTTTCGAGGTATTGTATCCTTTGATTAAGCATGTCTATTTCGTTCAGGTTATTTTGGACGCCTGAACTAGTATTCTCTATTGTGACTGTTCCGTCAGGGTCAATAATTTTTTGAGTACCTTTTTCCGGCAATGATATAGAGATGTTATTATTAACATCTCCTCGATAGATATTGCCCTTATTATTGTTCCCGATAATTCCTGAATTATTGCTTAGCATTTCTCCTTCTCCATACAACAACCATTCTAATTTGTATTTTGGGAAAGCACTAACTATTTTTTCACATGTTGAACGTGATGGTGATCGATGTTCATTGATAATTCTTGTGATTGTAACATTATTGTTTAATCCAATTGCTGCACTAAAAGAGTTTTTATTTAATCCCTCTTTTTCAATAATTAATTTTATTCTTTCCCAGCCTTCCATAATACTGTTAGTTAATTAATGTTATTATACTAACTTTTAAAAGAAAATAGTTTGTGTTTTTACTAACTGTTAGTATCTTTGTCTCTGTAATCATTGAAACGAACCTATTTCAAGATTGAAACAAAAACCATAATGTGCAAATATAAACGATTAAATGTAAAAAAGCAATGAGAAAAGTAAAATACATCAGTATACCATCAAAGATTATTAAGGAGATAGCCGCCGAGGTAGGTTGTACAGACCGTACTGTCTACGGGGCGATAAACTTTCGCACGGACGGAGAGCAGCCAGAACGAATAAGGGAGCTTGCTCTCAAAAAGGGCGGAATCGTCTCACACAAGATGGTAGGATAAACCAGCTAATAGAACCGCACAATTATAGTAATCCACATGGTATAACTCATTACTATTTGGTTTGGTACTACAAAAAGAAATCCCGTAGAAAAGGCGAGAGTCGCTGAATCGAATTAGCCTACGGGGGCAAACGATAAAAAGCAAAACAATATGATACGCTCTGACACACCTATTTGGCAACTCACGGTTAGTGAGTTCATGCAAGTCCTCGAAAATTGTATGCCAAAGAATGACACCCATAAAGAGGAACACACAGATAAAAAATATGTATATGGGCTGAAAGGTTTATGTGAGTTGTTCTCCTGCTCCAAAGGAACCGCAATCAAGATAAAGGAAAGCGGAGTTATTGACAAGGCAGTCACGCAAATCGGGCGTAAAATCATAGTCGATGCTGAACTTGCATTAGAACTACACCACAAGAAAAAGAAATAACGACAATAAGGGGAGTAGCTCAACGGTAGAGCAACCGAATAAAAGAACCAGTATGTTGGGTATCGGTTCTTCGGAGCGAGCAAGGGTTCGATTCCCGCCTCCCCACAAAAAAGCTCATTGACATGTTGGCGTACGTGAAGAACACCGAGAGTCGCAATAGCGGGAACGCCGAGACTTGCGACGGGTCGGGGTGAAGTAACGAAGTCGTGACGTGTAAGTAATATCTGGTAATTCGGCAACCGGGCACGCTTCACCAAGTTCAATGAATAGAAACGAACAAAAAGAATGGAGAGAGAAAGGGATTGCCTTTCTAGGCAAGAATAGTTCAGACAGCTTTCCATTACCCTATATTTCCCCTGCCCGTTGGATTCGGGTTGAAAAAACAGTCATCTGTTGCAGGGGAACGAAATTAAATAAGCCTGTGAACATGAACACAACCTGTATTATCCCACGGTCAACAATCGAGAAACGATACGACAAGGCAAGGGAAGATTTCAACGACCAATACGACAACTCCCCTTACAAATTGAAATGTAAGGAATTTTATCTGGGAGGCGGGGTAGAAAACTACGAGGTCGCCAACAAGATACTATCGATGAACGAGGAAGAAATAGCCAAATCCTACCTCGAAGATTGCGACCCGAAAGACTGGCAGAGCATGCGTCGATACCGGGAAGACCTCATGTGTGATGCCACGGACATCTACAAAACCGCTATCGCTATGGTAAAAGCCGATATTCAGAAACTAAAAACCATACAGGACGAGGTAGAAAGTTTTCTTGACGACCATATAGGAGAAAACATGGACGGTCATTATCTCGACGGAGATATAAACTATGAAATAGATTTGATCGACAAAAACGCCGACGTCCGCATTCATTACGACGCATACAATCACAAGGAATGGGACAACGGCAACTATTTAACGCCATCTTCTAGTAGTGGCTACATCGATACAGAATACACGGTAACCGTATTCGACGAATGCGGAAATGAAGAATTTGAGTTTAACGGTAATTTCCAAATATAACAGTCATGATATTCTACAAGTTATTTACCCTGCTCACCATACTGCTTATGTTTTCCTCGATATTCGGGGTAGTAGCTTCGCTCATCAATGCCAACCTTTGGCAACTGGTGATAAGCATATCCCTGTTCGCACTGTCGTCGGTGGCTCTTACAGGGCAACAAAAAAAAGATAAGAAATACAATGGACAAAAATGAGATCTTAAATAGTGACTGTGATGTCCGCTGTCATGCGGCAGGGAATCCCAACACTACCGCCGATATGCTCACAGAGCTAGCAAAGGATAGCCAATGGTATGTCCGCTGTTATGCGGCAAGGAATCCCAACACTCCCGCCGATGTACTCATGAAATTGGCAGAGTCAGGTAACTCTGTTGTCCGCAAGAATGCGGCAGGGAATCCCAACACTCCCGCCGGTGTGTTGAGAGAATTAGCAAAAGATAGAGATTGGAGAGTCCGCATGTCAGTAGCGCACAACCCCGCCACCTCAATCGATGTGTTGATAGAATTGTCAAAAGACGAAGATGATAGAGTAGTTGTAAATAAAGCTATTAAATGTAAGTGGTAAACAACAAACCGATAAGAAACTATAACAAAATCACTATCACAATGGGAAAATCCACAGAATATTATCGCACACACCCCGAAGCCCGGGAGAAGAAAGCCGAGACAGACAAAAAAATAAACGCCCGTCCCGAGCAAAAACGCAAACGGGCGCAGCTGGCGAAAGCCAATCGGGAACACGACAAGCGATATGGGAAAGAAAGCCGAGCTGGGAAAGACCTTTGTCATACCAAGCACGGCCTTAGATATAAACCCGCATCCGTCAATAGAGGGAACAAATCCGATACTCCGGGCGATCGCAAAGCAAGAGGAAATAAATTATAGTTCCATATAAATCAAGCATATTCACCGCCCGTCCGGGAGGATATGCGGTGTATAAAAAGAAAGAAACGAGATGGAAACAAAGAACATATTCCAAAAAATACAATCCGTAGCCAACGAAATAAAAAATATAGAAAAAAAATTGGTTGTCGGAGAAGGGAAAAACGCCTACAATGCGGTAGGAGACCAAGATGTTACACTAGCTGTTAAAGAAGCAGAATCCAAACATGGTATCGTGAGCGTACCTTTCAAACAAGAACTCGTCAAAAGTGAGATACTACGGGTTGCAAACAAAGGTATGGAAACGATAAAATATGTCGATATAGTCAAGATGACGACCCGAATCTACAATATAGACAACCCTTCTGAATATATCGACATAGAGACATTCGGAAGGGGACTTGATTCTGGCGATAAGGGCTTTGGCAAGGCTTCCACCTATGCAAGGAAATACGCCTTGTTGAACGCTTACAAGATAGCCACCGGCGAAGATCCCGATGCCGAGAAATCGAAGGAAGAAAAGAGTGAAACGCCACTTTCCGAAAAGAGAGCTATAATATACAATCTTCTTTATAAAAACAGCACCTACTACCAAGCCGCATTGAAAATGTTCGGAAGGGAATCGATAGACGAGCTTACAGACTACGAAATAGACACCTTGTACACCAGTGCGAAAAAGAAAGGAACGATATGATAACAGACACGATGTATATCGGAAGCGGCGACATCACGGCGTTATTGTCGGACATACACTCGTCCTCCTATGCCAAACTGTTACAGCGTTTCGTAAGCGGAGAAAAGCCCCACTACAACGCATTGGCAAGTCCCATAGATGCGTTGCGCACCGGTGCTATTCTCGAAGACGTGTACGGCAAGATACTTCCGTTTTGCTATGTCAGCCAATACAAGGTACAGAGTATTGAGATGGACGTTTTCAAAGCCTCTCTTGATTTTGCCGAGATAGACGAAGGAAAGTTAAAGACATTCATCGAGTTGAAGACGGTCTCGTTCGATGAATATTTCGATAAAATCGTCCCGTTGGAAAGCGACTCCGAAAAACTGGCCTATGTCAGGAAATACAAGAAACATTATTACAACCAAGTGCAAGAACAACTCTATTGTTCAGGTCTCGACCAAGCCTCCCTCGCATTCCTATGTGTTTTCGAATACAACGACGAAAAAAATTGGAACCGTAAAATCAAAGACAATGAAATCACACGGGTAACTATTCCCAGAGACGACACGGTTATAGATCAAATTAAGATTCGTGGAGAAATATTCCAGCGAATAAAAGACTATCACATAAAATAATAAGAATATGAATTACTACGGAAGCATTTGCCTCTCCGACATACCCAAAGAGGTAATCAAGGAAGGTAAGAACGGAAAGAAGTACTTGAACATAACGGTATGGGAGCGAAAGTTGGCATCTGAATGGGGGCATACTCACACGATAAGCTGTGCCCCCAAGCCGGAAGAACGGAAAGACAGTACGAATTATCTTATCGGCGATTTAAAACCTATCAAGCCCAAACCGCAGGAAGACAATTCCCGGAATCCGGTAGTAGATGATTTACCCTTTTAACCATGACTCCACAAGAGCTAACATCTATCACCAGCTTGCTATCGATATCGGCAAAAGCGTTGGAAAAGTCCGACGACTACCGGCATAAAGAGCTGGCAAGATTGATGAGAAATAAAGTCAAACAATTAAATAAGAAATACAATGGACAAAAATGAGATCTTAAATAGTGACTGTGATGTCCGCTGTCATGCGGCAGGGAATCCCAACATTCCCGCCGATGTGCTCACAGAACTGGCAAAGGATAGAGACTGGTATATCCGCTGTTATGCGGCAAGGAATCCCAACATTCCCGCCGATGTGCTCACAGAACTGGCAAAGGACAGCGACTGTATTGTCCGCCGTTATGCGGCAGGGAATCCCAACATGCCCGCCGATGTACTCACAGAACTGGCAAAGGACAGCGACTGTATTGTCCGCCGTTATGCGGCAGGGAATCCCAACATGCCCGCCGATGTACTCACAGAACTGGCAAAGGACAGCGACTGTATTGTCCGCCGTTATGCGGCAGGGAATCCCAACATGCCCGCCGATGTACTCACAGAACTGGCAAAGGACAGCGACTGTATTGTCCGCCGTTATGCGGCAGGGAATCCTAAGTTCAAAGAAGTTTTTAACCGATAAAAATTAAATGATGAAACGCAGACATAATTTCAACAGAGGCCTAAGAATGGACTTGGCATGCGATAATGATTCATTCAGACCTGTATTTTCATATATCCATTTTAAAGATGGTTGCGCTTATGCATGCGATACACATATCTTGGTAAAAAACAAGCTATCCGAATGTTCCACATTCACCGATGAAGAAATAGAAAAACTCGATGGCAAGTTTATAGGCTCAAAAGCCTACAAGTCTATCCTCTCTTACGATATGGTACAAGTTACAGACATGGGGTTTGAATGTATGTTGTATGACAACCAAAAAGTTATATACCCATTCTCCGAAGTCTATAAATACCCTGAAATGGAGAATGTAATTCCAGAGCATCTAAAAGAGAGCACAGAGGGAATTACAAAGTTACGGATAGATCCTTCGTTCCTCTCCAAGATTGAAAAAGCTCTATTCAATTTTGATGACGCATATATGCAGCTTTCGGAAGGCAATAAATCTTTGCTCGTTAAAAGCGACGACAGCGATAGTATCGGAATCATTATGCTAAAATTAATATAGATTAAATACGAATCATTATGTTTTACGAAATTAAACTGAAAGTCGATAAAGAGAACGGCAAAGGAGAGAAGAAAGAAGTCGTCGAACACTTCATCACCGATGTAGAACTGTTCGCCGAGGCCGAGGCAAAAGGATTAGAGCAGTACAACGGAGATTGCGATGTATTCTCTATCACCCGCTCGAAAGTCATCGAGATAGTCAACGAAAAGGAAGAAGGCAAGCCCTTCTACAAAGCCACGTTGATAGACATATTCATCGATGACAACGGCAATGAAAAGGAAACGAAGTACTACACCCTCGTTTGCGCCAAAGACATCACCGAAGCCAACCGCCTCATGCAAGAACACATGAGACAAGGCCTTAAAGACATGAGGTTGGACGGAATTGTGAAAACCAAAATCATAGACCTGATATAGGAGCATAATGTGAGACATTCCCCGCAAGCCGATCCGGGTACGTGGTCGAGCACCATACGGAGAAAGGAACTGCGGGGAGAAATTAGCCATAAGTGTTTTAGGTGGTATCGGCAGTGTCGGAATTGGTATACGATAAAGTGTAGCTCTTATAGATAGGTTGGCAATGGCACAGCTTGTAGAGGCGTAGCCGTAAAATAAAAATTACCGCTTGACAATTCTCCTCCGAGTTTAGGCATACGAAAGTATCGCACGGTGAGCGCAACCTCACAAATTAAAACTACTAAGTGAAAGTCTTAGAAAAACTCCTATCATGCGGGTTCGAGTCCCGCCTGCCGAACAAAAAGAGAAAGATACAATATAATGGAAGAACAAGCCACATACAACAGAAAAATAAAATACGATGTAGTGATAGGGATAGACCCCGACGTTGAGCGCAGCGGCTACTCCGTATTGGAAACAAGGAAAATGAAAATGGAGATGAGTGTTTGCCCATTCCCCTTGTTGGTAGAGGGTATAAAAAAACTTCATGAGCACTGCAAGAAAAACGATGAACGAGTGGCGGTATATGTCGAGGCAGGTTGGAAGAACAAATCCAACTGGCATTTGTCACCGAAGGACACACGGGCGAGCGCAGCCAAGAAAGGCGAGCATGTAGGTCGAAACCAAGAGACCGGTCGCAAGATAGTCGAAATGCTGAGGCATTACGGAATACAAGTCATGGAGCAATCCCCATTGCGCAAGTGCTGGCAAGGGAAAGACGGCAAGATCACCCATGAAGAATTGAAGCGGTTGTGCCAGATGAGCGGGATAGAGTTTAACAGACCCCGCAGCAACCAAGAAGAAAGGGACTCTGCCCTGCTCGCTATCACCTGCTCCGGATTGCCCATTAAATACAAAGTCGTTGAATCTGAAATAAACAAATGATAGACACCATGAACAATCTTGTATTCAAAGGCCATAACGGCCAAGCACTGACAAACAGTTTGTTGGTCGCTGAAAAGTTCGGGAAAGAACATAGCGATGTATTAAAGGCTATTGACGCATTATGTTGCAAAATGGCTGAAAATCAATGTAAAGGATATTTTGCTGACACATCAATAGAAATTCCACAACCGAATGGAGGTGTACGGCATTCTCGTATTGTTGTAATGACACGTGACGGCTTCACCTTGCTGGCTATGGGATTCACCGGCGAAAAGGCACTCAAATTCAAACTCGACTACATCAACGCTTTTAACCAAATGGAGGAAACAATAAAAAGCGGAGGACACCACGTCCCCGGCTCTTTCCGTGAAGCCCTCCTGTTGGCCGCCGAACAACAAGCCCGAATAGAAGAACAGCAGAAGATGATAGAAGCCAACCGCCCCAAAGTTTTGTTTGCCGAGGCGGTGGAGACATCACAACGCTCCTGCCTCATTGGAGAGCTGGCAAAAATCCTCAATCAAAACGGAATCAAGATAGGGCAAAACAGATTGTTTCAATTATTGAGAGATGAGGGCTACCTCTGTAAGACCGGCGAGAATTACAACCTACCTACCCAACGGGCTATGGAGATGAATCTCTTCGAGATAAAGAAAACGATCATCAACAAGCCCGACGGCACAATACTGGTAACGACCACTACGAAGGTAACCGGTAAAGGTCAAATCTACTTCATCAACAAATTCTTGCGTGAAAAACAACAGAAACAAGCCGTATGATAGACATCAAGCACATCATCGCCTCGATAGTCGAGGAAAAGAAAAAGAATAACAAGGAGCCCTCCATAGCGAGCTTTACCGAAATACAGTCGGTGGTTATCCGGTCACTCAAATCTGAGATAAATGAGCTATGCAAAACCGGTGAGATTGACAAGCACAAGACCCTGAACGGGTGGGCATTCACTATCAATATTGAGAATAAATGAAAGACAGCTTTTTGATTTATAAATCATTTTATAAACCCATATCGAGATTATCGGACAAACAACTGGGCAGGCTGTTTCGAGCAATATTCAAATATCAACTTGGCGAGGAGGTTACGGTAGAGGAGGACATTGAAATGGCATTTGAGTTTTTCAAGAATCAATTCGAGATAGATGAACTCAAATATCAGGGCATTGTCGAGAGAAACCGGAACAACGGGCGTAAAGGAGGTAATGATAAAAACTCTGAAACGGTTAAATCAAAGTCCAGTGGGAGCCAAACGAGCCACTCGACCCCAAATAACCCAGTGGGAGCCAAACGAGCCAGTGGGGGCTTAAATGATAATGAAAATGATAATGATAATGATTTAAAAGAAACTTCTCTATCGAGAAGCAAAGAAAAAGAAGAAGATTTTGGCAAAGACGTTGACAAGCCACTGACAGAACTGCGTGAAGAACTACTCTCAAATCAAACGTGGATAGAAACGCTATCGATGAACAACCACATCGACGAGAACGAATCGAGGTTATATATCGAGGCATATATCCGTAAACTTCAAAACGAGGGTATTGCAAGAAAAAGCGTCAGCGATGCACAACAACACTTTGCCCGCTGGTTAATAATCGAACTAAAACGAGCACGAGATGAGCAATCCGGAATCCATCAAAAACCTAATTCCAAGACCAAACAGGAGCGATATGCAGAGTTTGCAGAAGCCATCGCCTCCAAGCTGGCAGCGGGAGATACTGGCAACTTACAAGACGGGGGAGAATCTGCTCTGCCTTTTTAGTCCAGACAAGCAGACGGAATACTGCAAAAACGAGGAGCGTTGTTTCACCGGACATGCACCGAGTATTGCAAGAGTTGCCCGGACATTTGGAGATAGCGTAGCTGAATCATGGTTGTCTATACAGCTCTTTGAACTCGCTGAATTTTCAAAAGTTCGCAATGGCATGGACCCAGCAGATTTTATCGAACTGGCACGGACAATTATCTTAGGCTATGGCGGTTTTAAGCTTACCGAGTTCATGGTATTCTTCCAGCGGTTCAAGCAAGGTCTTTACGGGACGTTCTACGGAGTTTTCGACCCTATGGTGATAACAAGGTCTCTTCGAGAGTTCAGAGCCGACAGAGAGAAACTATTGCGGTTCTATGAGGACAAGAAAAGGCATGAGGGAAAGGAACGGGAATGGGAACGAATCAGAACCACCAGCCTCACGTTCGAGGAATGGGAAGAGCTCAAATGGCTGTTTAACATGGGATATGAAATGAATGATTTGAAGCAAAATTAAGAAAGGAGAAATGACATGGAAATAACATTGATAGCGGGATTAGCCATTCTTTTTATTACGCTTGTAATATTTATTTATCTTGACATAAGGAATGACCGAGTATATGTTTTCTCGAAGCATATTATCAACTGTTCCCATGAAGAAGTTCAGCGAGTTATCTATGAAGACATAGACAGAGCTAAGCAACTATATAGCCGATTAGACGAGATATACAATAGGAATAGCTACGACGAAATGCTTTACAGCATAAGGCCTCTCAAAGTCAAATATTGGTTCACCGAGGAGGAAATAAAAACTTTTAATCTCAGTGACTTATGAGGATAGGGTTGTTAGATGTAGATCATACAGTGGTTGGGCTACGGGTAAGACTATTCGAGACTGCCGTGGACTTTCCAAATTATTAAAACAAATAAAATAGATACACTATGCCGATAAGCGAAGTACACAATATGGATTGCATGGAATACATGAAGGATATACCCGATAAATTCTTCGATTTAGCTATCGTTGATCCGCCCTATGGATTGGGCAAGAAAAGTACACGAGGATGCGGTAAGTTGAAGAGAATTAGTCTCAACAAGTTCGGTATCGATTGGGATAAAGCACCGGAGCCGGAATATTTTGAAGAATTGTTCAGAGTATCTCGCAATCAGATAATCTGGGGAGGAAATTACTTTGACCTTCCTCCATGCAGATGTTTCGTTTGTTGGGACAAATCACAACCGTGGGAGAACTTTTCTCAATGTGAGTTCGCTTGGACTTCATTTGATAAACCGGCCAAATTATTTTCTCTGAATAGCGGATTCGGAAGCGGTGATAAGGAACGGATACACCCGACGCAAAAACCGATAAAACTCTACGCTTATTTATTGGAAAAATTGGCTAAAAAAGGAGATAAAATACTTGATACCCATTTGGGAAGCGGAAGCAGTCGTATAGCAGCGTATAAACTGGGTTATGACTTTTATGCTACCGAAATATCCCCAGAATATTATTGCCGGCAAGAAGAACGATTCAGACAAGAATGTCTCGGTGAATATAAGACTCCTATTGGTACTATCATACAACAGAACATTTTCAACATATAAGTTATGAAAAAAGAATCACCAACAGAACCCCTAGAAGACATTGTATCGGAGATACTGTCTCATAAGCCTGCGATCGGGTTACACGACCTGTTAATCATTTTCGACAGCCATAAGAAAGTATGGCAATGTTATTTCGAAAATGTTTCCGGCGTAGGCATGGATAGAGATTTGAGAAAGGCATTATTAGAGTTAATGGAAATAAGAGTAAAAAGTACACGGATATGGAAACCGAACTACTGAAAGGAGACAAGCAATGATTGAACGATTAAAATGCTGTATCAACATTCTGTTTGCAAAGCAATATATCGTTTTTACGGCAGACAAATACAAGATAGGTAAGTTCGGATCAGGATATATCCGTACAACTAATAAAGCATTCTTACAAGCGGCCATTGAGGTTATAGAGGAAATAGATAGTCATCTTGTTGAAGTTAATGAGAAAAATTGATAGGTAATGAAAATAGAAGATATTGAGAAGAAGTCATTAGAATATGCCAAAACAGCAACCCCATCTTGTGTCTTTGGAGATTTTGATAAGTACGCAATAGCTGATGCTTTCGAGCATGGTGCGAACTGGCGGATAAATTCAGTGTGGCATGAGGTAAGTGAAGAACCCGAAAGGAATAGAATATATCTTGCTCAACTTGGAGACTGTGCCTTTGATACCTTTTATGACTCTGGAAATTGGGTAAAATTTTCACGTGGAGTTAACATGCAACGTTGGGCATATGTAGAAGACTTGTTACCAAATAAACAGGAGGAATAGCAATGAGAAAAACGATATTAGATGCCTGTTGTGGGGGAAAGATGTTCTACTTCGACAAACATGACGAAAGAGTTCTTTTTCAAGACATTCGAAAGGTATCTACTCATTTATGCGATGGTAGATCATTTGAAGTAAATCCCGACATACAAGCCGACTTTACAAATATGCCCTATGAGGATAAATCTTTTTCGATGGTAGTTTTCGATCCGCCTCACTTATTAAGGAATGCTGGAAAGTCAAAGATGGCAGATATGTACGGAAGTTTGAACGAAAAAGCATCGCCAACAGGCTACCAACAAATTAAATACGGAGCTCTGTATTCAGATTGGCGTGATATGCTGGAAAAGGGATTTAAAGAATGTTTTAGAGTCCTGAAACCCGGAGGATTTTTGATTTTCAAATGGAACGAGACCGACATCAAAGTGTCGGAAGTTCTCAAACTCACACCTGAAAAACCAATATTCGGGCATATATCCGGCAAACGTTCTAATACACACTGGATTTGTTTCATGAAAGAAATTATAAAGGAGGAATAAGATATGAAGATTAAATTATTGAAAAGATTAAGGAATGATATTTTACAAAATTTTGAATATCATGATTGTGGATGGAGTGGATATTATAGAGTTATCTATAAAGGAACTAGGTATGAGTCAGAAATAGTAAGCGGTTTAGATTATTTTCTTACAGGTGGATACTGGTTTATTAGAAAAGTTATTATCGAAGAAATAAAAAAAATGAGAGAAAAGTCTGATATTAAATTTATGTATATAAAAAAAGATAGTTAGATGATTAAAGGAGGAATAGAGGTTGAAAGACTTAAAAAGAAAAGAATATGGCTAAAAAAATTATGTTCTCAGATAAGTATGGTTTGACCCAAGCCGTACTTGAAGGTATAAAAACTCAGACAAGGCGGATAATGAATCCACAACCGGAGGACTGTTCTACGGTACATCGTTGGTATAAATCAGCATATTGGAAGGACAAACCCATGAGTTTGGTTGTCAACGAAGATGGTAGTGTTTATTGTGAGTTCTGTGGTTATGGAGCAAAGCTGGAAGGTGGTAGCATATTCCGACTCCCGTATAAAGTAGGTGAAATCGTAGCCGTCGCTCAAAGCTACAATTCCTTTTACAATGATGAGTGCAATCATAATTTATTCCCAAACGGTGCAGGCTGGACAAATAAAATGTATGTGAAGCCAGAGCTAATGCCACACCAAATCCGCATAACCAATGTACGTGTTGAACGGTTACAAGATATTTCAGATGAAGATTGTTTGAAAGAGGGAATAATAAAGGGGCAATGTGGTAGTGCAGATACTCATTTTATGGACGCATACTATGTTCCAAATGATATACAACCTTATTGTACACCGCAAGATGCCTACGAAATTCTAATTGATAAAGTAAGCGGTAAAGGCACATGGGAGAGAAACCCTTATGTATTTGTGTATGATTTCGAACTGGTAAAGAAATGGAAATAGATAAAATAGAGGCATTTGATTATATGCTCCATCTTTTTGAGGAGTGGCGGGATAATCATGAAACGATTAAGGGCAAGCCGTTTCCTAAACTTACAGCCATGAAACTGCTGTTTTTGGCTGCTGCTCCTAAGAAAGATGGAGGCGATGACCTTTTAGACATATTCGATAATTTCTATGCTGTGCCATATGGCCCGGTGGAAATTGATGTGTATAATGCGATTCAGGAAGACAAAATTCCTTCATATACAGTTAATTATAGGAATATCGAACGAAAGGTTGATGAGCTATACAAGCCAAGAAATACAACCGTATGGACCAGTAGAGAACATGGAGATCTTTATAATCGAATACGGGACGCTGTAAATGACCTGAGAGAGAAAAACGAAAAATTGGTATTACTAAATGCCTTTGAACTAGTAGAGATTACTCATAGATGGTCTAGTTGGAATCGGGCGATGGATTTTGCTGAATTTATGGAGCAAATGAGTGCCAAGATGTCTATTGATTCTATTAGGGATTCAAGCAAGATATTCGATTTAAAATGAAATATAATCATGGAAGGAAAAGAAGTAGGAGTAGAGATGAAAGGGAATGCCTGTACATTCCCATAGAAAGCGAAATCACGCACTTTTCTTATCGCTCACCAAGAACGAAAAGTATTTAGACCTTTTAGGGTAAATCTTTTTACCGTTCTTGATGATATAACGGCAGAATATGCGGATTTTCCCACTTTCATTTTGAACTTGATCTTTCACATTAACACCTCCTTTCCGTTTTGCCTGCCGACCTGTATCGACAAGCTATAAGTTGCACCCTGTCAAGTGCAACTAAAAAAAGCCCAAAGTTACAGGACATTGGGCTTAATGTCTTTCTCACACGAGAATGGACAAGATGATGGCGAATGACAGTTCGCCGGATCGGAGGTGTTAATGTTCCGAATCAAGTTCGATGCAAATCGACTTCGATATTTAGTTATCAAATATCAAATTAACTCTTTTAATAGTTTAGTTAACATTGTTGTATTATGAGTAAAAAGGAGAATAAAAATGACACTGAATGAATATCAGAAAAAGGCACTTGAAACAGCTCAATACCGGAGAGAATATAACATAATTTACCCGACACTCGGACTGACTGGAGAAGCCGGCGAAGTATCGGATAAAGTAAAAAAGGTACTACGAGACCACAACGGAGATTTCTCAGAAAGCATAAAATGCGAATTGGCAAAGGAACTCGGCGATGTGCTTTGGTATATCGCTACCCTCTCACATGACTTAGGATATACGCTTGAAAAAATCGGAGAAATGAACTATGCCAAATTAGCTTCCCGGAAACAAAGGGGTGTGATTGGCGGAAATGGAGATAACAGATAATATTATAAAGCAATCATTGAAAATGAATAAAAAGAAAATCTACATCTCCCTACCCATTACCGGCAGGGACTTCGATGAAGTGGAAAGTGAAATACTATACGTTTCGGGAGTCCTCGAAATGAAAGGATACCGTGTCGTCACACCGATAGACTTCGATGTAAACCCCGATTTGGACAAACCCTATCATGAACTTCTGGGAAACGATATAAAGGCTCTTATGGAATGCGATGAGGTATGCCTTTGCCCCAGTTGGGAAAAATCCAAAGGCTGCCAGTTAGAACATTTCGTGGCCAAACTATGGGATAAGGAGATAATGGAATTTGAATAATTAAGCGTATGATTATGGAAAGAAAAGTAGGAGAAATATTTGAGTACAACGGAGAATGGTATCAGTGTATTTAATACAAAATCTTTTGGATGTGAGAATTGTGATTTAGCTGTCAAGAATAATATTCATTGTAGTGATGTATTTAAGATAAGAGGAGAATGTTTATCAAGTAATAGAAAAGATGGTAAATCTGTAATCTTCAAGAAACTTGAAAATGTCGGAGAGCCGTATATGAGCAATGGCCATTTAATGCAAACATTATCTGGCGAGAAACAGCCTAATTCTATTCGTGACTATAAAACACGAATGTGTTATTATGCAAACTGTATATTAAGAATTGAAATCAAACAAAACAAAGAAGATATGGAAGAAAAGAAATTGAATTTTAAACCCTTTGACCTTGAAGCAGCCAAAGCTGGCAAGCCAGTCTGCACAAGGGACGGAAGAAAGGCAAGGATTATTTGCTTCGACGCAAAATGTAATAAACCAATTGTTGCTTTAATATACGATTGTAATAAAGAAACTGTTTTGCAATATCTTGAAAATGGTAGATTTTTTGTCGACCAGATTGATAAATACGACCTCATGATGTTCCCCCAGAAGAAAGAGGGGTGGGTGAATGTATATAAATCATATAATGTAGGAAAGAAAATCCCTTGCATGGCAAGTATTTACCCGACCAAAGAGGAAGCAAAAAAATCTTCCGTAGTAGGATTTGACTATGTTGATACCGTTAAAATCGAGTGGGAGGAGTAACAATGAAGAAATTTTTATTGCTTTTATTGGTATCGCTTATACTAACAAGCTGCTATACAAATGGAGATACCTTAATTGCTGTAAAAGAAGCACACCCCGATAGTGAGATATACCAGATAAAGATAAATGAGTTCATACTTGTTGATTCCATAGGAATATGGTATGTGAATGCAAATATGGGTATAAAAGAACCATATACAGAAAAACAATTAGTTAAACTTTGGAATAATCATGGGAGAAATTGAATTTGGTAAATGTGAAATCTGTGGCAAAGAAGCACCATTAGAAAGGACTTATTTCTATTATCCTATTCATTGTGAATGCTGTGGTAGTAAGGACAAGAATGGACAAAAACAACATTTTGAAATGGTAGTACATTGCGAAGATTGTCCCGCTCCTATGCCAAAAGAAATACACCCGTTGCTCAAATCTATGCACGGTGAAGAACATAGAGCGAATATCACGAATATTTTGCCGACAGAAATTAGAGGTCAGTTTATTATAAATGATGAAATTATTAAGAAATAGCAAGTTATGTGGATAGCAAGGGACGAAAGTGGAAAATTGTTTATGTACTCAACTAAACCATTTAAACGTGAGTGTACATGGGGATTTAAAGGCAAAAATACTATTGTTGTTGTATTAAGTGACAGTTTATTCCCAGAAGTAAAATGGGAAGATAAAGAACCAAGAGAGTTGATATTGAAATAATTATGTAAGACGAATAAATCTAATATATATATTTTAACAAATAAAGGCATTAAAAATGATTATTTTATTAACTGGAATACTTATATTTGCAACGTCATATCGTTTGATATGAAAATTTAAGGGTTTTACCTTGAACCTTAAACATGCGCATTAAGCGTGATTACAATGGGCATTATGCCAGATTTATACTAAGCCATCTATTGTGGGTGGCTTTCTTTATTTTTATTATTGCATTTATGGCAAAGACAGTAGTAGTTTTAGTAGATGGGCAGAACCTGTATTATAGTCTGCAAGAGATGAGTATTATAGAAAAAGAAGTTGATTGGACGGTATTATTCAATTCAATGATTGATGCCGGAGAAGAACTTATACGAGCCTATTGGTTCAGGCCAGCCAAAATACTTGATACGTATTATACGGAAACCAATATTCGTAATTCAATTGTATACAAGAAATATAGGACCCATCTTGAAAATTATAAAAATGGTAAATTTTCCGCTATACCTAAGACAGTACAAGATAGTGTGAATAGTGAATGCTCTTCAATTTTGGAATGGATTAAAAAGCAAAAGGAGAAATTTGCCAATATAGAATATGCCTACGATCAATTATGTCTTGAACATGATAATATAGAAATGGTTAAAACAGGAGTTTTAAAAATTGATCCATATAAACATACTTATGTTGGTGAAAAAGGAGTTGATATTTCACTAGCTGTGAAAATGATTTCCCTTAGTGTTGGTAAAAAATGTGATAAAATTATTCTTGTCAGTGGAGACTACGATTATTCAGAAGCAATAAGGTTTGTTAAAGACAATATGACAAAAATTAATGTAGTAAAATTCCATAAAGGCTATCCACCGAGGAATCGTAGCATGTCAAGAGATCTTAGTGTACTTGCCGATAAGGTCGTAGATGTTTATGAAACCGACCTTAAAGGGAAATATAAAAAGGTATAATCACCCTCTTTTTTAGGTATAGAGCTGCCTACTGGCAGATTTCCCTTTTTTTTGATGCTATCTCAAAATAAAATTTGAGATAGCTTTTTTATTTTATAAACCTTATAAAATTATATAAGACAAAAAATAATGAAACGAATCATTGAAGAGATAGTTAAGATTGAAAATAAAGTTGAACAGTTAAAATTGTTTTGATATGAACATCGAGATATTGAAAGAGGAGTACAGCCGGAAGATGGAGAAGGCTCTGAGAAGGGGCGACTTCGCTCTGTTTGACAACTTACGAAGTCAATACGACCGGCTACTACAAACCCGTGAGCAAGTCACGGCAAAAACAATCACCGACACCATGAGCAAAGAGGACAAAGATAAATGTAATCGCCTCCTGAGAAAAATCCCAGTGTTGGCGGACATTGCAGAATCCTCCGCCGTCGATTTGCTATCACTCCTGAAAAAATATGACGGTACTGTTACCCTTCCTATGCTGGAAGAACTGCGGGCGTTCAACCACATCGCCCGTGACCTGCGATCCATCATAGACCGTGTAGGCGACGAATCTTTTGCCATTTCCTTTGGAGATACATGCGACAGGGTGAACGAGTGTATAGATGATATTTTCACTAATAATTAGAATCACTAACATGGGAAAAGTTTATATTGAAGATGACAAGTTAATTGTCAAAACTGACAATGGGATTATAAAAAGCGATGGTACATTTTATGCAGAACTTGAATCTTCTAAAATTTACACTATTGATGCTTATTCTATCTCATTCCTACTTACTGCCATAAATAAAGTGGGTGCTATTTATGTGAATGATTTGATATATCCAGAAAACCATGTTTATAGGATATTTACAAATGAGGCATTGAAAAGTGAGATTGACAAGTTAAAAGACCAATTGAATAAATACAAGTGTTTGTTACAAGAAAACGAAAATCTTAAAAGAGAAATTAGCAGATTAGAGATAATAGAGCATGATAATAGAGCATCTATTAAAAAGCTGGAATTATTGACCGATAAGATAAAAGAATATAATTCCAATCCAAAAATATTTTGGGAAAGAATTAAAATGTAATGAACAGATATTCATGAAAAAAGAAGAAATTAAATATAAAATAGCCTATTACGAAGCCGAGCGAGATAGGAACTTAAAAATACACTGTCCACGGGTGGCTGCAAAATTTCAGAGAATGATAGACAAACTAAAAAAAGAGATTTCATCAAAAAAACAATAAGGTAAACAAATGGCAACCACGTACGCCGACATATCAATAAACATCATTAGTTTTACAAAAAATATTTTGTATGAAAACCATTCCTTTTTCGGGTATAGTATTAGACACTTCAAATCCACAAGACGGGCAGTTAACCGCTATGGTAAATCTCCGTCACACTTCCACTGGATCTATATCTCCGACTGGTGTGAATAAGAAAATATATACTATTTCCAATCATAGAGAACTCATTTATATTCACAAAGGCAATGGTTATGAAAATTGGATTACTTTCGATGGAAGCACTATCTACTACGAAGCATATCGTTATGGCAATGATAAAGTCGTGAGACCTATGTATTACAACGACGGGGCAAGTTCAGAAGCAAAAATCGGAGTTCCTATTTATCAAATTGATGGTTTAAATGATATAACCTCCGTGGGAAACACCCTTGTTGTATCAACAGACGGTGGTATTTTTTATTTCTTGTGTTATCTGTATGGATCATCTGGCACATACGTTTACAAAAATATTTCTATAAATGAAGATGATATAACCGTAAAAATCAACCAGACAGACACTGGAAATTATGGATATGTAAATATAAGCTTTCCATATGAGGTCGTTGAAGTTGGCGCAAAGTATATACTTTCCAAAGGAGAGACCCCAGATGGTGCTATTTATGAAAAAATAGATGATTTGCGATCAAAAGGTGAGATTCACAATGTGGCTCTTATCCGTTGGGCTATCAGAATGCACGACGGCACATATACGTTACATTCAGCTCCCGTTCTGCTTATGAGACGATCGCCGATATTTATTTCCGGGACGATGAACAACGATTATAAAAACAGGTCGGTTAGGGCTATGGTGGGATATTATAGGATAAAAGTGGATATTACTATCTCTAAATCGTTAAAAGAATCCGATATATATAAGGGGATAGACGTATTTATGGCTGAGATTCCATATTATGATGATACCGATACTTATAAGAATAATTTCCCTGTTTTAGGTAATGGAAATCCTTATTCGTTTGGTGGTGACCCATTTTACACAAATGACGAAAAACTACGAGAGCGAATATTAGAGACTGCCAATTTCTACCGCATTGCACAATACGATTTTGATAGTGATAAATTCAATAATAATACTCTTTCAGATATACCCGATTTATCCGACATATTAAAGAACCTCGTGTATCAGCCCACATTAACAGATGATACCTATTCTCATAATAGGCTCATTGCCGAAAAAATATTTAATTATAATAGTAAGTTGCACATCTCAGGTACGTCCCAAAAATTATATGATGGCTATCCTGTCGAAATGTTCATATCCTATGCCGGTTCAACCGTAGACGTCATAAAATACATTTCAAAAACCTATATAAAAACCGAATCAGGAACTTCTATCGTGGTGCGTGACCAAGACATACCGAACGGGGATAATCTTTTACTCCTTTCCCCATATATCTCATACCCCGATTCACGGGCTTATAATATGGAGATAACCATTATATATCGGGTAAGAGAAGAATCGGGTGCGTTAACAAACTATCGTTTCTCAGCCTCTTTCGATCTCACTCCGCATGACTTCCTCAATTTGGCATATTATCTACCCACGGGAGAGATAAATCCGATAACAATTTCAGGTACAGTAATAACAGAAATACCAGAGGCTCCCCAATCTTCGAATAACATTGAGACAACCCCCAACAAACTTAAAGTTTCTGCCACGGACAATCCATTTATATTTCCCGTCGAGCAAACCTACACCATAGGAAATGGTAAAATTATCGGCATGGCCGCCGCAACACCCGCTCTATCACAAGGGCAATACGGGCAATTTCCTCTATATGTATTCACCGACGAGGGCATATACATGATGCAAGTCGGTACAGGAGAAGTCATTTATTCCAATGTGTTTCCAGTATCAAGGGATATTTGCAGCAATGCCCGTTCTATTATATCTCTTGATAATGCTGTGGCTTTTACCTCCGATAGAAAATTATTTGTTCTTTCCGGCTATTCTGCTAAATCAATTTCCGACTCTCTCGAAGCTGATTATATTCCCAACCCAGCACACGTATATATGGAAGGGATAGAAAATGTATTGACCGAGCCTTTGTTGGCATACAATTATCCTTTTGGTGAGCTTATCATAAAAAATACAGAAGCAAATACTGCCTTTATTTACGATCTTCAACGAAAAATATGGAGACAAAGAAAAATGAAAGCCTCCTATTTTATACCGTCGTATCCGGTTTGTTATGCCGTATCCGATGAAGATGAAGTATATGATTTATCCCAAGAGTCCAACCAGTTACAAAATGTTACCATTTGTACAGCTCCCATAACACTAGGAACACCGGGATTCAAAAAAATAGAACGCTCCATTTTGCGTATGTTGGCCGGAGGACATTTTTCTATTTCCATATATGTTTCCAACGATAACAAAACATTTTATAAGATCATATCGATGAACATAAACAGCGATACGCTGTTATCTGATATTCTACTCCCTAGAATACCGTCATCTTGGAGGAACTTCTATCTATTTATAGAAGGCGATATGCTTTCCGATTCAACCATTACAAGATTAGATATACAGGAAAAAAATACATTTAATACCAAGTTAAGATGAAAAGATATGTATTTCACTATACGGCAGAAAAAATATTGTCCGAAGTAAAGAATATTACAACTATGCTTGGAGCCTCTCGGCGAAATGAAGATGGGAGCACTCAATTAGTGTCATTATCCCTTACCGAAGACGATGATTTATTATTTCAGCGATTTTTAAAAGATGCACATGCCTATATGCAAAATAAACTGGTTGCCTATATCATAGAACCAGAAGATGACGAAAGGGAAATGAGTCAAATTGATATATGTGATTTAGATCCAGATAATAGACTTTCAGACGACGATTTAAGGTTGTACCGTCTTTGTTATCCATGCCAGATGAATGAAGATATACCAGATACCTCTATCTGTGTAGCCGATAATTATATATTGCAGTTCCTGATAAATTACATAATATATCGCTGGCTCTTGATTAAAATTCCACAAGAAGCAATGGTATATAAAACTCTTTCCGATGATAATGCAGATAATGTAGTATCTTCATTAAGCCGGAGAAAATCAGGGAAAATACGCAGAAGAATACACCCGTGGTAATATTTTAATATAATAAGGGTGTATTATTTACGTTTGATACACCCTTAGATTTAATATAGATTATTTCATAGATTTTATGTATAACCAAATTTTTCCAGCAGGGGCATCTTCGTCCATAAAATAAAAAGCATGTGCAGATTTGATAATAGCTTGGTCATCTAATACTTTGCAAAGGTCTGCATACATCGAATTGAATGCTACGTATTTGTCCCATTTTGTGGTTCCTACCGGGAATGCCATATTTTTGGTGAGTTCTTCTATTTGATCGATAGTCCAATGTGCTCCTTCCCGTTTTCGTTCCTCTTTATCTGTGTATGAAATGCAACTTACATCGTACTTAGCAAAATCCTCTGTATAGTGATTCTTATATAAGATACCATGTTGCTCTCTCATAAATTTCCAATATATATTAGGATGCTCCTTTTCTATAATACAAAGTAAATTATCAATGGACTCTATTCCTTCATTCATAATTTTATCGCTGGATATTCCATTTGTCCTTGCTTTTTGAATCATTTCGTTGTACTTCATTTTATACCTCCTTTTTATAATGTTTTCATTCCGTTATAAATAATTTTTTAAGCTCAACTAAGTCACCCGATGTAATACGAATATACCCCATATTTCCAAATACCAAATTAGTCAGGAGATTATTTGGTATTTCTATTTTCATAGCCCCAGAGCCAAGATTACCTTTAAGAATACCCAGATTAAATTCTCTTTCTTCCATAGAATTGAACATTTCAATGAAATCATCGAATAGCATATTAACATCTATGTTCCCATTTTCGTCGCAAATAAATAAAGATAATCCATCGATAAGTTCGTTAATCTTTTTGTCTTCTTTCAACAAATAATTTTTTGCTCCACGTTTGAGGTATGTGGATACCGTTTTTAATTGGGGATTATTTCGTGTAAAATCATCGATCCTATCATCTATCCATGTATGAGCAGCCTTATTAAACTTTGTTTTTACAGCTTCCAGTTTTTCTTTCAGTTCCATTATTTTTTAGATTTAGAAGATGTTTTTCTTTGTTTCATATCCATAAATTCATTCCAGCTCATGTCGCTGTACTGAGTAATATATTCGTTCATCAAGGCGTCCTTTTTGTCAGCTTCGTCCTTAACAGTTTTCTTCAATCGTTTGGTGAGGGTAAGGTGTTTGTCCAACGCATCTTTCCCGTCCTTTGTCCCTTCGACTATCGGTCTCATAATCCGCATATACTCCCGGTTGAGAATACTCTGAATTTCCATGCTGCTTTGCTGAAATTCTTCATTCTCTTGCATAAACCTAAACTCCTTTTCAGTCAAGGAGTCCATAATCCTGTCTATTTCGTCCCACACGGGAGAAGAAGTCGTTTGCGCAGATTGCCGATAGTTTCTTTTCATTTCAGCAATTTTTTGTTGCATGGCTTCCTGTTCTCTCTCCAATTCGGGGATAGAAAAGTTCCTGTCGTTTAATAAAGGGTCTGTAAAATTCATAATTATTCGTGTTAGTGGTTAGTAATCGGTAATGAAAGTGGTATCGCCCCCGAAGGGGCTCTACCACTAACGCTTTTTCTTGCGTTTCTTTTCGGCCTTTATGCCGTCGGAGTTTCCGACGCTGCTCTTTGGCAGTTGCAACCGAAAGGGTTTGCACCCTCCAAAACAGTTACGGTAGGAGTAGAAGGAAGACCTACAACGCCATAGATAGCTCGGCAAGTCTTGCGATCCGTGTAATTGATGGAGGCTGTGAAGGCACGATCAATTTCGCACTGAATCAATCTGTCTTGATACGGACGGGTGGCTTCCAAAACAGCTACCTTCTTGTCTAGTTCATTGAATTTGTTGGCATATCGCTCGTTCAATACATCGTATAAATCTCGGCTTGTCTTGTAAAGTCCGAAATCTGCGTCGATTTGCGACTTATACAACTGGAATTTTTCAGCCACATCGGTTTCACGATGTGCATACATTTGGTCTTGCGTGTTGACTTTTAATCCCCAAATGGTATTGGTGAGAGCAATTGCATCCTCACATTCTTTTTCCCATGCTTGAAATGCGGTGGGAGCGACAGCACTTGAACCTCCCCAGCCACCAGTCGTCGTGTTGATGTTTACGTTCTCAGGCATGGAACCGCCACCGAAAATCCCGTTACGTCTTCCCCAAAGTGCACCTGCGCCAAGAGCCGTACCGACGATTCCCAATGCTAAACCGGCATTACCTACACCCTTAGAGGCATACTCTTTCTTTCCTTCTTCGTAGACTTTCTTTTCTACGATTTCTCTGTTAATTCCTTCCATATGTTTTTATTTTTTTAGTTATACCGAAAGAACATCTTCCGGTGTGTCAAACATACGGTCATAACAGTTGCTATCTATGAATTTCAGTTGCTATACGTTTGCTAATTAGTTGATTGTTCTTTAATAGAATGTAACTTTGTGAAATCCTGTGTGATAACGTATTTTTCAACTTATTCACTCCTTGTCTTGTCATAGACAAGTAAGACGCTATATTTTCTTCCGTAAATCCTAGCGATACCAACGCACAGATGAGCAGGCAACGTGCGTCGACCGCATTTTTGTTCGCCCCGTTGATCAATTCGCCGTAACACAGCTCACATTCCTCGCAAACGATTTGCAAGACGTGTTCAAAGATTTCATTGGTTTTCATATCTCTTGCCTTTTAAATATTTGTTAAATTATAGATTGTTGACACAATAAAAAACATCACGTTCCTGTTTAAAGGCTGTGAAAGCCTCGTAACATTCCCCGTGATGTTGTCTCTTGTTAGTTTTGGAAGAGCAGCAAGAGATTGAGGCTTTCCTCTTTATACTCCGAAGCCCCGGCAGGAGTCGTAAATCAAATTATATCAAGAAACCCAGTCCTTTCAATTTTGTTATCAATTTCATGATGTAAGGGACAAGCAGCAAGACAATGCCACCGAGTGTCCACCAGCACCATTGAGGAGTCTTGTACTTTACTACCTCGACGGGGTAGGGTACTTGTATGCTGTCCGTCTTGGATATATACAGCGTATCGATTCTGTCCTTGAACCTGTATATGTACTTGTATTGGAACTCCCGTATCGTGTCTCCCGATTTCTCGATGAAAACACTGTCCCGCATGTATATGGAATCGAGCTGCACCCGGTTCAGATACACCGTGTCGCTCTTTGTCGTTTCCACAGGAACATACACATGTCTGGTACAACTCGTCGCAGCCAAGCCGGCCAAAAACAACAATAGGAATACGATATGTCTCATAGGCTCAGTATTTGTTTCCGGTTCTTCGATGTGGACACATAAGATACATGCACCCAACTGTAATTGCTCTCGTCAATCAACTGGTCGAAGGGAAGGTTATCCCGTATAAGCTCGAATAGCTTCTTATTCTCCGTCTTGCTCCCTGCCGTTATATCCGCCGCCTCGCCCCTCATGTGCTGGCTCGTTTTCGCACCACCCACAGCTGCATTGAGTTTGGGACAACGATAGCCCGAATTGACGGTTATCGCCTTCCCGTACATCTCCCGCAAGGGGTCTAAAACATGGGTGACAAGGTTCGACAGCGCAACCGACACTTCGGTCGTCGGGGTATTGTCTATACCCAGTTTATCGGCCGTCGAACTCTTTGTGAGTTCTTTCATCGTGAAGTATTTCATATCCATTCTTCATTTTTGGCGACAAAAAAAGCGGTGACTTTTTAGAATCACCGCTTGAAGCAAATTGAAATACAATCTTTAATCGTCTTTATTTTTGTGTGCCGAGAAATTTATTGTCGGCAAAATAATCGGTTTTAATCCCGATAAAGCAGTCAATGCCGAAACATAGGCTCTCACATGGGGGAAAAGAATCGCAGGGGCGTTTATCATGAAGAAATTATTCTTCGCTTGATTATCCAAATCAGAATCAAATTCAAAGAATCCAGCAATTTCAACCGATATATTGACTGCATTGTTAGCATCTTTTATATTAACCATAAGGCCAAGACGGAATATTCGTTTCTCCTCGTTGATACCATTCTGCCTTCCCACCTCGATAGAATAGTCAGTATCACCTTCTTTTATATTATTTGTATCAATATCAAAATGGGAATGTTCGACCTTAAAATCTAATAATCTGAATTTCGCTTTCTTTTCTTCCATGATTATGCTATGCTGCTATGTTATATGAATCATTTATATATGAATACTCTTGATTTGTATTGATATTTTCTTTACGGCTAAGTTTAAACCTTATAGAAAAAAACGGGTTAAAAGAGCTATATTTCCCATAGTCAACAGGAAGTGACTTTTCAAATAGGATATTATCCATATTATTCATTTTTTTTACACCTGTGACCAATAAATCTTCTTCCGGGAATAAATTTTGAAATTCTTTCCATAGCATATACTCCATTTCCAAATATTCCTCGTCATTCAGTCTTATGCTTTCAGGTGAAATCTCCACGATATGGAAATCAGTAGGTCTGTCATAAGCATACTTAATCCCTATTCCCGGTATTTTCGAGGAAATCGATTTAAGTTTGGAGATAATAAAATCCGTTGCATTCATAACTCACAATATTTAGAAATTAACAACCTTATGATACCATTTGATGATTCAAGTGCCTCTTTCGCTTCTTCCTTATCAATAAAATCAGTAGAATAATCAGCTTTGTTTCGCAAGTATTTTATTGTTTTGTAATGCCTGTTATAATCAATCATGTAAAATCTATTTTTCTTCTCAAGATTATTGCTCATAACAGTAGAAACATATTGATGAGATCCTTGACCTTTTGAATTATTATCTTGCTCTTTATACCCAACATCACAGAAATTAGCCAAAACATATTTCGACATTTGGAATGCTGCATAATAAGAACAATGTACAGAAGCCGTAAATAAGCTTTTATCTATTAACAAATTTGCGGCATGAATGTTCTCCTCAGATTTTGCTTTAAGATTTGGCATAATTGGGGATAATCTGAAATTAAAATCAAATAATCCGAATAAAATTTGTAGCACAAATATACAACAAAGATTATTTAGAAGCAAAAACGATTCAATTTTTACTGTATATTTAACATTAAAACGGTGATTCCAAGAAGTCAAAGAACGCTTTCCCGTCGCCGGGTTATAAAAATTCTTTTTTTTCGTCAGGCAATCCAAACCTCGATTTGAATCACCAGCCCGCCCAGTATGGTCGCCAGCAAGTCGGCATACGACCAAGCCCCCGGCTTCCTCCACTCGTCGACAGCCTCCTTGATACAGCCCGCTATGGCAGAGAACAGCACACAATATTCCGCCGTCGCACCTATCACGATGGCGAAGAAAGAGGCGATGACACCTCCTGCGATAAAATGCAGTAGCTTGTCGTGGGGAATAGACAATAACAACCCTTTGATTCTTTCCAAAATTTTCTTCATATTATTCGTTATTTAATCGGTGATAAAAATCGAGCTTGATACGGTCATAGACAGAAAATACATTGGTTTTAGCCCTGTCATCGTTCACCGTATGGGCATATATCTCGTTCTCGACAACCTCTGCCACCCAGTCTATCCATTCAGGATTGGTATAACATGAAAGACGTTTACCCCGATAGGTAAAGTAGTCGAAACGGCTGTTCCTGTCCTCGTACTGGTTCGTGAGATTTCCGATAATTTTTTCATGCGTCCTATTCCTGTCGGATATATGGTTTTCCTTCCTAACTTGTTCGATAATTTCCAAAACCCGTCTGGCGGAAAGGTTGAAAAATTCACTCGTCATGTTCTTTATTCGAAGCTGCGTTTCCGGTCTAAGACCTTCCGATATGTCGGACAACATGTTATTCTGGTCGTTCGTCTTTTCAATAAGCTCTTTCAGGGATTCTCCATAATCCTCCATACTCTTGGTGATAATCGACTTGAACCACTTGAAGCAGGCCACCATCATCATGGCCGACAACACCAAGAAGAATGCTGCGGTCATCACCAAGAACCCCTGTTCGCTTATCCCTCTGGCTACCTCCGTAGCCTCGTTTATCCCTCCCATATCAATGTTTCTGTTTTTCGATTAACAATCTGGCTTCCTCTTTGCAGGATTCCGCATAGGCGTTATAAGCCTCGAACTCCTCTGCTTTCGTGTCCCTTTGCCGAAGTATCGCCAACTCCTCCGACAAGGTATATTTCCGACGGATCAATCCGTTTACCGTTTCTCCGTAGTCCATTGGTACGGGAGGTGTTTCCGTGCCGTCCTCCGTCGCTTCCGGTGCTTCTTCGTACTCATAGACTATCGCACCGTTCCGGCAAGACATCACGGGTATTTTTCCGGGTATCTCTTCGGGAGATGGGATAGATTCTATTCGTATGAATCCTTCTATCAGGGTTTCGCCATAATATATGGATTCAACTTTATCGTCATTGAGCTTAATTTGTATCATAATATCTCAATCTTAATATAATCAGTACTCAAATAACACATGAAATTCCTATTCAAAAAGAACCCTGCTAAACAAACACCGTTGTTCGATATGGCAATGTCATCTTTATAAAGCAAGTTAACTCTTGCATTCGTTTTCAGATTGTCGGTCAATAACTGCGGGATATTCTTGGCTTCTCTATTTACCTTTGTCAAACAAATGACAGAAGTACCCCTTCCAAATTTGGTGTTCAAATAGTAATTATCTGAAAAATTAGTTCCGCTATAACTTGCCAGCCAAGTGTAATTGCTATCATGTGGCTGTATAAATGTGTAACTCGGAGAGCACTCATGCGAGTATATAAATACATCTTTGTCCTTTAATAATGTCACTTTTTCGGAGTAATCGAAAGAACTTAATTCCTCCAATTCCGTGCTGAATTTCATCAATTTGTTTTGTGCGCATATCGTGATAAAATCTGCATTTATATCGCACCCGGAAATCTCTCCCGAATATAGCCCGGCATCTACTAATTCGAGAGTGTTTTCGTTCAATGTGTATAAAGACTTTGAGATAGCAGAGAAACAATAGATAGTACCATTTACATTATATATTTTATTTTTTTGTTCGCTGTATGAAACAGAGTCGTTTTTGTTCGATAGCTCCGTTTTACTGGTATATCTGTTTATCTTATAAATTGTACCGTTACTATTCCCAAATTGGTAAAGATAATCGCCTTTGACAGTTATAGTTTTGCCAATCGTACACCACAATCTATATTCCCATATCAATTCGCCATTCCACGAGAGGCATAAAATTGCCTCTCCCCAAATAACTAAGTATATGTAATCTTCTTCCGCCCATATACCTATCGGCACAATATATTGTTGCTGGGTTCTGTTATATTGCAAATAAATCCTTCCCGTCCTTTCACCGGAAAACCTATTCTCTATACTTTCCGCCGCTTGGTTTGCTTTATCGGCTGCCGCATTAGCGAGAGTTGCCGAGTTGTTCGCTGCCGTTGCGGCATTCTCCGCATTTCCCGCCGCTGTGTTGGCGTTCGATGTGGCTGTGTTTGTATCGGAAATAAGTCCTTCGAGCGTAGTTTGCATTTGGGAGAAACTCGACTCTCTTAGAGCTTCCGCTTCGGCTCTCTCACTCTCTGCCGAGGCACGGCTGCTTTCAGCAGATTCCCGTTTCGCTTCTTCTGCCGTCAACGTGACACCGAGAGTCTTTATATCCGTGGCCGCCTTGTTTGCCTTTTCAGCTGCCTCATTGGCAACTTTCGCCGCCTCTGTCGCAGGACGTTGAAGATCGGCGATTTGTTCGGGCGTAAAATCGTCGTAGGTAAAAGGGTCTCCCTTGTCTCCTTTTTCACCGGGCAAGGCAACCATTTCCTCCACCACGGCGGCATCGGGCACTACCACCTGCTCATGAACGATTATGCAATCACTATCTGCCATATCACTTGATGATTATATTGGTTTTGTAAACATCTCCATAGTCCCATTTGCCGTCATCGAAATCGGCATCCTCTATCCAGTAGTGCCTCTCGACCGTGAGCAAGCCATAGCGGAAAGTCCCGGAATTGAATATGCCGTACAGCACGCCGTCACGGAACACACAGTTTTTACGTGTCTTTCCGTCGTAGCTCACTTCGCAACAACAACCGGCCTCGTCCTTGTAGATGAACTTAAACTTCTTCGTCTCGGCATCGATCGGGCTCCCGTTCTTGTCCTCAAAGCCAATGGTAAACTTAATATCCTCCCACGAGTACTTCACTATGGGCTCTTTTTCACTCATCAATCAATCTCCTATAATCTTAAATATGCTACGCTTGCTTATTGGCTTTTTGCAGATACAGCATTCTTCCGAATCATTAATATAGTACAATACTTCCTCTACATATTTCAATCCGATAGAATAAGTATCATCGGCTATCATTTGTCGTTCCTTTAATTCTGTATGCGAAGAATAAGCATCGTTGTTATTCATAGTTCCAAACCTCGTCGGCAAGCTATTACCGAATTTTACGACACGTGAATAGGCCAGATAGGCAACAGCTTTCTTCAACCCTCCGATAATGCGGTCTTCTCCTTTCTTCGACTTATACAGACCCCCATTTAGTAAGATTGTATCTTTACTCTGCATTATCTTTTGAAACAGAGTATCACCTACTAGATAGCGAATGTCTATATCTATCGCCTCGTCTATCGCTTTATTGGCAATTTCCTTATCTGCATAGCAAGGCCTTGCCAATGTCGATATATCAGTTGGTGTTATTAGTGCTGCCATACAACATCGATTGTATTTTAAAAGTATCAGACGTGAGTTCTCCGAATGGTTGTTCATACCAATTCTTGAATATAGATAACAAGGCTCTCGATATTGCCCTCTGCTCTTTGGTTACCTTACCCGAATAGTAGGAATAAGCGTCAGCCAATATATCACCAGAGAAGCCGAGCTTTCCTTTTCTTATTGCCAAAAATGCTTCTTGGTTGAATGCTGAATAGATATTATCTATTATGCTATCCGCCGTTACGGTAAATTCCTTATCATAATTGTTGGTCGACAAACTTATAAATTCAGGAGATTGCTCGTCAGCTCCTATCTCTATCTCTACTATCTTGCAAGCATTAAAATCTCCCTGCAAGTCTTTCAACACAGGAGAATATTCACTTTCGTAACTCTCATGTCCGTAATATCTCCTTTCATCGTCAAAATAATTCTCTTGAATATCTGTTCCTTTCCTTGTAATCAATGCCCCGCTCGGCAAGAAGTTATTCCGGGCGTTGCGATAACGTACATTGGCAAGTCCTTCATCTGTACTCATATCCGTGATAACAGGGTCATACACCGGAAGAGGGTAAACCATGTTGCCATTCCTCGAATACCATAACACCTGCCCCTTATACTCATTTATCCCAACCTCTTCAATTTCGGGAATTGCAGAATTGGGATCGAAAACATGAATGAAACTAATGTTCGACTTGTTGACTTGAACTCGTTTTCCATTCCTAGTTTCCTCACCAGTCCAGTTAGGGTGAATGGCTATTTCTGTCACTTTCCCGTAATCATTTGGCTCTTTAAGCCTCGTTGTAATGAAGGGGATATGATGAATGTTACGAATCTTTCCTAATACATCATAATTGGCATGTATTGCAAAACCTCCGAACTTTGCAAGATCATTTGCTAACAATCCCAACAAGTCATCTAGTGTATCTCCGCTTTTGTTGATTTTGTAATCTGAAATTATTTGAGAGTTGAATCCATTCCCTTCTATGAAATCTGCATAGCGAGACAAACAGCCGGAGGCGATAGACGACGATGCTACCACCTCGGCTAATTTATTGGGATACAAATTATCTTCACCATAGCTCTGTATATTCAGGCTGCTCAGATAATTCGTGTTAATCCTCTTTTGAGGCTCCTTTACGGTTTTTAGATTCATAGAACTCGTCAGGGATTACAGAAAACATGGTTCGCAAGCCGGGATTATTGGTCAGATATTCTTTGGCTATATCATCGGTAAGGTTCTCATTCGTGTAAACACGTGGATCACCGAACACTTGAATCACAGCTCCGGGTTTTAATACAAATTTCGATTTCTCTTTCATCTTCTTGTTCCTTTTTAAATAAGTGAATGTTTCAATTAATGCGTCTCTATGCTTGTCCTTGCAGTTACATTTCCGAACTTCTTTTTTCAAGGATTCATTATAGAGTTTCTCGATCGTTCGATGATCCTCCTGCGATAGGGAGTTTATTCTCCCTATCAACTCGGAGGATAATTTCATCGCGTCTTCATAGGTCATACACCGGGAGAAGGATTAACCAACGAATTAATCATCGCCAGCGTCGCTTCATAACTGGTCTTGAACAAATAAACTTCTGCCACAGGGCTTTCAGTTTCAGTCATGGTAACCTGCCAGCCGCCTTGTGTATCAGAGCTATACGGGTCACGAGTCGCTGCCGTTGCGAACATGCCTTGTTTGATACCGAAAACTTCAAAGGAACTATCTCCCTTCGTACCTTGTGTGGCACTAAGATTCTTCCATGTGTTTTCGAGAATAACGACATACTTACCATTGAACAAGGGGTCTATCACTGTTTCAGCAATCTTGGGACCTTTGTTCAATATCGTAAATTGGACATTTTTAGTTACCGTATTGGAAATTGTTCCAACGGCCAGTTCAGAGGTAGATCCTGTATATGGCGTATTTCCTCTTTGAACGATTTCATAGGCCTTTTTCCCGTCTTTTAAAACAAGGTCGGAAATCGTATTCGCACCAGAAAAGGTGGTGGCCGTAAAATCGATGTCGTCCCAGTTAATAATTATTCCTTTGTGCTCATACCCCTTTGTAATAGGATCGTTACAGTTCGGAACTATTCCTGCCGAAATCAAACTAACACAGTCTGTTGCCATTTCATTTTCCTTTCTTAAAAAAATTATTTAGCATGCTACTTGAACTAACTCATCTTCTGCTATTAAAGTACCGAGGTCTCCTGTCGAATAAATTTGAGTTTGTCGTTTTTCACGATTGAAGAAAATATCCAAATCTGAAATCAATTCTCCGGGAGCCCCCACAAGTAAATTCTTCGGCGAAGTGTAAACAGCTCGGTGAGGAATGTTCAACTTCGTCTTATCATTTTGATATTTTTGAATCATTCTATCCCAAATCGATACGGAATAAATAGGAACACCATTGTATTGCGCCATTTGAACACCATCGAAGATAACTTCCCACGGCATTATCGTGCTGTAAGTCTTCTTCACATCTTGCGTCAATGCGTCTGCCAATGATTTTGTCATAAAAATAGCTGCCCCGTCAAGGGTAGAAATTCTTGGGTCTGCTTCCATCAACATGGAGTCTACTATGCCCGTTGCAACACCGGATTCTAATAATTTCGATTTTTGAAGGGCTGCCGTTGTTTGCGAATTTGCCGCAATTGCTGTTTTCTGAGATTCATTATCTGTAATTATTGCAAACAATCGTTTCCAGAATCCATCGGCAACTGTAAACAAGTTGGTATTAACCCCGTCTGTTATCTGGCCACTTCCTCCGGTTATATTCTTTGCGTCCTTGTCGCCGAACCAAATTAACCGCCACATCATATTTATCATGGCCTTTTCCAATGCCGGTCGATAGACAACATTCATATATTCGATAGAGGTCATGTCGCCCTTATCCGTGCCTGTTTTCAGCGTATATTCGGCTACTGTACCCATAATATCGTCATAACAGAGCTTTAAGGGTATTTCCCATTCTCCCAATTCCCACTCTTTTTCGTTCGCCTCAATGGAAGCAGATACATAAGTAGGATTACAACGATTCGTTAGTTTCGTTCCGACATCTTCCATATCTCCTATGAACCCTAATTTCTTCCCGTTTCTCGCACTAGTCATCAATGTAAATAGTGCTTCAAGGCTTTCGTCCTTGAACGTTGTCATCGGAATTAACTCCTGCAACGTTTTTATCGCCCCATTATCAGGGGTTAAATCTTCAAAAGTTCCCATAATAACCTAAAAAAATCTATTAATATTACCTATTTTCTTTTTCGCTTTTCAACCTCATGGGCTTTCGCTCTCTCTTTCCTCTCCCTTAATTCCTTTTCAAGGATGTTTTCCTCTGCTACCGGCTCTTTCTTTCTAGCCGGATTTGGCTTAGGGGGCACATAATTGCTAGTCGTCACTCTGTCAAGCCATTGTTTGCCCCCTGCCGCTTTAACTTGGGCTAGAATAGCAGACTCCTCGTCGCTTTTTCCCTTCGCTCTTTCTGATTCCAGCTCCGCTGTAAGTCGGGCAATCTCGGCTTTAAGAGCTTCCACATCTTCGCCTCCATCAGTGACTGCCTCACGAATCTCGGTAATCACGCCGTCAGATACAATAATCGTTCTCCCATCTGGCATCAACCATTCCCCGTCAGGGCTGGCGGCATCACCTACCTCCGGATCTCCTTCTTCTCGTTCTACTGTCAATACTTGCCCGTCCTCCGTTTGTAGCTCGATGTCTTTTGCACCTGACAAACCGAGTGCTTGCGCCAACACATTCAGCGCATCTTTCAGATTCTTTTTACTCATGTTTTTTTTATTTTTGTTTGTATTGGAAATAGCCGAAATCGGCTCGATTATTTCCGTTATGAATCCCAAATCCTTAGCTTCCTGCATGCTTATATAGCGTTCCTCTTTCATCAGAGTGGCGAGAACTTCCCTATCAGCCCCGGTGCGCTCTACATAGAAGTCAAGAATCTTATTATCCTCCAACCTCAAATCATTAGCTTTGGCTTCCAGTTCTTCCGCCGTGGCATTCTCTATATAAAAATCACAGAAGCGGGTATTGTGAATCAGAATCCTCTGGTTCTTATACCCTTTACGTACCGAACCGGCGAGCAAGACTATCGTAGCCATAGAGGCGCACACTCCGTCAACCACCGTTATGTATAACTAAATGAGTTAACGTTTGCTAATCAACATGTAACAAA